CATTTGTCTTGACATATTAACCTACTACTATTACCTTATATTCGCCAGCATTTGGTGCAGTGGCAAAACGAACAGTAACATTATTTTCATTTGTTCTTTCTATATCTGCTTCAACTTGAGCAAAAGGTGATGCTGCTTCAAAAATTTGAACAGTAACATCTGTTGTACCAAGTTTATGATTTACAGTATAAGAAGTAGCTGATGTGCCTAATGTAAAAGCAAATTTTCTAGCTATTGCATGATAATCTGAACCGTTGTTAGTAAGTGTCCAGTTATTTGATGTTTCATTCCATAATAGTTCTACGTCTGGTTCATTACCACGCTCTACACGAATTCCAGCATCTGTGGTTGGTGTTCCTGTAAAGTTAGTATTAAGATTTACCTTATTATCTTCAATATTAATTTGTGTTGTATTTACAGAGTTAACTGTTCCTATAACATTAAGGTTTCCACCAACTTGAAGATTTCCAGTAATTTGAACATCATCTGGCAAGCCAATAGTTACAGCTGCATTATGACCACTATTTGGAGAAACTACAATTTCATTTGCAGTTCCTGCAATTGTGGCTACATAATCTCCTGTTGTTTGTGAATTTAGTGGAATTACTAAATTTGCTTCGCTAGCTGCTGTAATTCGACCTTGTTGATCAACTGTAAATGTTGGAACTTTTGTAATAGATCCATATGTTCCTGTATTAACAGCTGTATCATTTAATGTTATTGTTGTATATCCTGCTGGGTCATTATAAGATGATGTAATTCCTGTTCCGCCAATTACATACTGACCAATTGCATCTTGAATTACTTCAAGAGAACCAGATGTTGAAATCCATTGTGTACCATTCCAGAAGTACATAATGTTGTCTTGTGTGTTGTAATAAACTTGACCAGCAACTGGGTTTGAAGGAGCTGCTCCTAAGTTTTGAATTCTAGCATTGAGTAACTCATTTTTGTTAAGATCAATACTAACTAAATATTTTCTTGCCATTTGCTATCTCCCTTTTTATGACAGGTGTGCTGTCCCTGAAAATGGTTGTGCCATTGTCAGTGTTATTTGATTTGAATTATTGTAATCTATACCAGTTTCTAGTATATCTCCTGCGCTTGATTTTACAGTTACGTTGGGGTTATATCCCAAATTATGATTAACAACAAGCGAATACACACCGTCAATTGGTCCAGTTAGTTGCGCTAGTTCCCAGCTATAAGATAATGTATTTGATGTTAATGTTACTACAGTGGCATTTGCCCATGATATATTTGAAAGTTTTGGACCATAAAATTTTGAAAGATTTTTATCATAATAAAAATCTCCTTCTAATCCCAAGTTATTAGCTGGTGCACCATTGCCATTAAGTATTGTTCTTCCTCTTGGGCCTTGTGGTCCAGGGGTAGAAACTATTACATCATTAACAATTTCTGTGACTACGACGGAGTTAGACATTATATGGTTACCGATCTACTAAGAGTTAAAAAACCCTCAAGGAGTTTTAACTTATTCAGATTAGAATCGATGACCATTACATCATAAGATGATTTAGGATAAAAAAGTTTATTAGTTTGTGTTGGTGTCATTTTTACAGTTAATGTTCCATTTGGACCATCTATCAAAATTCCACCCTCTAGTGATGATAAGGTGACAGCTAATTTATTTCCACCCTTTGTATCACGCACTTGCATCTTTGCAGATGCACCAGTAAGATCAATCGCATTTCCATCCCCATCTTTGTATTCAATTACAAAGGTAAATGTAGCATTTTGATCTACTTCAAAATTTTTTTGTCCTGCCATTTGCCATAGTCTCCTAAATAGGAATACTCCTGTACTTATTTTAGCACAGGAGTATTTCTAATTTGGTTGATTAGTTCTTGTTAGCCTTAAACCCATACTCTAAGTTATTTGGACTCAAAGCCTTAAGAATAACTGGTGCAATTGCTGCAATTCCTGCCATTCCTAAATCCTTTATATTTGTATTTCCGCTCATATAGAGTGTAATTGCTGCAGCTAGAAAAGCTCTTGCATATGTTCCTAGTGCTGCTAGCGTCTGTTCGATGTATGTATTCATATTTCTCCTTGACTTACATATTTGGGCTTGTACCCAAATATATTATACTACTAAGCTGAGATATCCACAATCTCGCAATTTCCGTCTGAAGTACAGGCCAGCGTTTGAGTTCCGCTGGTCCCGTCTTCTGTTTCGTAGAAAGAAAGATCTTCCCAACGAATATCTGATGGCATCCGAGAAACTAAATCATTGTATTCTTCTTCTGTAGTTTCTTGATATGGTGCTTGCTTATATGTGTGATCTGAATGAGGAAGAAATGAAATTCCAGAGACTTCATCAAAATGCTTGTAAACCCAAGCTCCGACTTCCATCCACTCTTCTTCTTTTACTGAAACTGTAATTGATGGCTTATGTTCACACCAAGCTCTTTGATAAACAAGCCATGTGTTTAAATGCTCTAATGCTGTTAAATCATTTCTTAATATAGCACCTTCTGGAGCTTTTACTGGAAATGAAAATACATATGTATCATTTGGTTTCATTACATCATCTTCAACTGGAATTCCAACTTCTTTTAAAAATGTTGAAAGAGGATCTTTTTTATCTCCACGTACTGTTCTAGTATAATATTGTGAATGCCATGGATGCATTCCTGAGCTTACCCCGACCAATTGGGATACTGTACCTGATGGCTTAACACAGGTTACTGCTGCTGAGGCTGGAATCCCAATTTTCTTTGCCTCTTCAATATTAATATTTACAGCTGTTTGGCGCAAATCAGATAAAACAGATTCTAGTTTATCAAGACCTTCTTTACCTGAAAAAAATTTATGTCCAAACTGCCCAGTTAAAGAAACTCCAAGAAGTCTTTCTTCTTCAGTATTATCTTTCCATATTTTACGTAAATATTTAAAATCTGTTAGTGTGGCTTGCCAAGTACCTAGAATAGATGCAAGACGGACTTTATTTTCAACATCTTTAACTGTATCTTTTTCACGTAATACGACTTCTGAAAGATTGCAAAATTGATAAGGACGAAGAATAATTTCTGAGCAAGGATTTGTTCCGTAATGAATTTCTTCAGAACGTCGACCATATTTTGCCGCTTGCTTTTGTGCTGCTGCCACATTGTATATCCCACGTTCGCCTGACTTTGAATCATAAAGTGATTTCCATTCTGCAATAAATTGCTCCATATCTGGCTTACGAGAATAAGCTACAGAATTATTAGATAATGCACGTTGTGAATTATTTTCCCACCAATTACCAGATTTTGCTTGAGCCATTTCAATGTCATTAATGTTGGAAAGAGAAATCATTGCAGATCTACGTACTCCACCAACAACAACAATCTCACCAATTTTACACATAATGTCATGTGCTTCAATTGGCTTTAATTGACGACCTGCGGCTGATTTAAACTTTGCAATTGTAAAATCAAATAAATTAATTAATGGTTGTGGACCTGATGAACGACCACCCATAGTCTTAAGACGTGCACCCGCTGGACGAAGTTTGCTAACGTCAATTGCTGGAACTTGACCTGTCCAAAGTAATGCAAGAAGTTCACGGTAAGCTTTAGCCCATCCTTGTTTTGAATCTTCTACGCTAATAACAGTAGTAGATTTTTCAAAAGTTTCTGGGACGGCAGGAAGTTTATTAACGTACTTGTATTCAACAGAGAATCCAACTCCAGTTCCACACATAAGAATATACATAGTTTCATCAAATGATCTTGGTGAATCTACTGGAACAAAAGAACAATTATACCCAGCTACATGATCTCTATCTAATGCTGGACCAGCGGTCATTACTGATCTCATAGATGGCATAACGTTTCTGTTAAATACAGCCTCTTTTAATTCTTTAACTAAAGATTCTTTTGGTACATAATTATGATTTTCATTTAAATGATTTAAAATAAAATCAAAATATCTATCAACAGTTTCACCCCATGTTTCACGACGATTTTCTTCAGGAATCCATCTTGCATATCTTGACAATGCAATAAAATTTTCATATGGGTTTTTAATAGTTGTTGACATTAATTATACGACCTTTTCTCCGCCTTGCGGTGTAATTTGAGTGTGAAGTTCTAAGTGTATCAAACTTTTATTTAGTGGTCTATAGCAAAAAATATTTTTTTATATATCAAAATATGAGATTAATTATAGTTGACTAACTTGACATGGTTTATAAAACAATGTTATGATTATAGTTCGTTATCTCTATAGGAGGAAATGCCAATGGAGAATATAAAACAGCAGTTTAGCGATTTAGTTCGTGACTGGACAATTATAGTAATGATAACATTATTTTTGTTTGGAAATCCAGCTTACGCTTTACCTGCAAAAACTTTAGTGAAAACTGAAGCCCAAATAAAGCAAGAAGTCTTAGACAAGTTCAGTAATGCAAATTACAGTTCGTCTGAGATGCTTACAGATGAAGAGCTGGTAACACTTCTTACAACTGTAGGATTCGAAGGAACAGGCCTTAAAAAAGCTTGGGCAATAGCAAAGCGTGAATCTAATGGAAGACCGCTTGCTTACGATGGGAACAAGAAAACAGGAGATAATTCATACGGATTATTTCAAATTAATATGATTGGATCTCTCGGTCCTGAAAGACTTGAGAAATTTAATCTAAAGAGTAACAAAGAGTTATTCGACCCAGTAACAAACGCAGAGATAACGTATTATATGACCGATGGCGGCAGTGATTGGTCAGCTTGGAAGGGTATGACCCCAAGAGCACAGGAATTTTTATTAAAATTTCCAAACAAGTAAAGGGGATATAATGAAGATACAATATGTATCAACTTATATTAACTTATCGGAAGACGGATTGGTCGAAAAGCTATTATGCCCAGTAGACCAGTCCATTCTTTTTTGCAATCAAGATTTAGAAGATAATATATTTTTATATTGTTTAGAATGTGAATATAAAAAAAATATTGGTTTATCAACATATGCAAATATAGTAAAATTAGTTGAGGAGAATACAAATGTGTGATAATAATTGTATTTGTGGCAAAGAAAGAGAGTCAGCTTCAATACCAGAAACTGATGCTTTAGGTAGAGAGATATTTTGGTTAGATGCAGGAAGACCAGCAGACAAATAAAGAAGAATCTTCAAACTTAGAAGAAAATTTACCATTAGTAACATATATAATGTTACATAGAATATATGATCTATTAAGCCTTATATCTAATAAGGTAGCTGGACCAGACGATACTCAAAAAATGATTGAATATCATAACCAAGGTTATTTGCTGGGACCAACTCCTTCATTTACACCAGGAGAAGAGTGATGGCCTACAACACAAAAAACGTTACTGTAAGATTAATGACAAAAGTATTTCAAGAAAAAAATACTGAGCTTGCAAGTAAAGGCAATTTATCAGTAGAAGAAGTTGAAAAAAAAATGAAAGATATGACCCCTACAATATTTTGGATGATGGAGTCTGTATATGATGCATTAGTTGAACAAAATTATTTAAAAAATGATTGACTTATAATTTAAAGTATTTTATACTTTAGATCTGGTCGAGTATTTATACTCCCAGCCGTGCTTTAAAGCACATCGAAAACCCAGTCGGATCCGCCTCTGACTGGGTTTTTTGATTATGGTTTATAGAATAAAGAATCTGTAAAAAATATTTCAGAATCTAATTTATTAATTTCATATAATTCATTTATTTGTTTTTTTGTTAATTGATTAAACAAATTATTAGATAATGGATTTTGATTTCCATATATTAAGTTTGTTACAGGAATATTAATTAATGGAACATTTAAATCTATTAATATTTTATTTCTTATTTTAGTTTGATTATCCATGTCAATTAAATCTGTATCTTTAACAAATAAATTTATTTTATTTATATTGGAATACAAATTATCTTTATTTATTTTAAATGTAGCAAAATCATTATCAAATAAAAAAGATTCAATTCTTGGAACATCATTTGTTTTCCAGCCTTTATGGACAGCTTCTTTATAAATTGAATGATCTTTATTATAATAAACTAAATTTTTAGATTGAAAATTTTTATAAACCTCAAAATATTGTTCTAGCCATTTATAAAAATTATCTACATTTATATCTTCAATAGAGTAATCAGATAAACCATAGCTAACTGCACGGGCAGCTTGCCATGCAAAATGACTTATAACTCTTTTTACTGGATCTCTAAAAGAAGTAAAAATATAAGAATTATCTTCTACATATGGTTTATACCAGCACCAATGAAAAGTTTGTGTGTCGGAAAATTTTCCTTCACCACCATTTCCATTTGTATCAGTTTTAATGCCAAAATCATTTATATGTTTTTCAACTGGCTTAAGCATATTTTCTCTAAAATAAGTTCCACCCGTTTTTGGTATATGTATGTTAAAAAATCTATTATATGTCATTTATTCCTCAATATGTATATAGATAATCATACCATAATTGGTGCTATGGTAAAATACTAGTATGGCGAATAATATTCCTTTTTATGATAGAGAAGATTGCATAAATGTATCTCCTTATGTCGATGCATATGGAACAAAAAGCGGAATTTTTGTTTTTAAAAAAATTATCCCCGAAAGCTTACTTCAAAAAATTGAAGCTGATGCTATACTAAAAGACAAGCCTATAAATTTTGAAAAAAGTTTAATAAATTGGTATTCTGAAAAAACTACAGAACATCTTGATGGCTTGCATGAACTATGGGAATTTATTAGTGAAATACTTTCTCCAGGCTGGGTTATACATCCAGCATTAAATCTTTTAAAGGTACAGCCTGGTGATGATGGAATGTTTATTCATTCCGATTCTCCAGGAAAAAATCAATGTCACAGATTATCTCAATTGGATATTTGGAGTACTTGTTGTGAGCTTGATTATGGCGTAGTGGCATATCTTGGAAATTTTGAAGGCGGAGAAATTTTTTATCCACATATTGATAAAAATGGAAACGTTTATCCTGAAGGATTCGGGGATATTAATAACTGTTTTGAATTTGCCCCAGAACGTGGTGATTTAGTAATTCATAGTGCATTTAAACCATACGAACACGGTGTAAGAGAAGTAACATCTGGAATTAGATATGCATTTTCATGTTTTTCATTAAAAGCAGAAGATAATCCAGGGACCTTTTACAACTACGGTACAAAAGAATATATAGATCAAGTTGGTGACAAAAGCATGGATAAGCTTTTAAATTGGGTTAAACCTTTAATTGAAAACCCACAATTTTCAGATCAAAAAATTAAAGAGTATAAAGAATCTGGATTAGTTGATGAGGAATTAACAGAAAAATTCTTTAAAGATACACCTATAGAAGAATTTAAAGCTCATTTGCCTAAACATAGTGCGAAAAGTGCGTCGGCGGAAGAAGGAGTTGATTTAAATGGGTAGAAATCATTTTAGTAAAGCAATGTTTAGCCCATACTTTAATAGTCCTCATTATCAAAATGAATCTGAAGAAAGAAAACTTGAAAGAAAAATTGAAAAGAAGGTAAAAACTATACTTTCTAAGTTTGGCCTAGTTAAAGGAAAAAACGATGACTGAAGCAATTAAAAAGATTAATAGAGAAGACTGCGTAAAATTTTCAGAGTTTGATGAAAAATATAATGTTGATACATCTCATCCTATAATAGAGGCAGATGATAAAACTTATGGGGACTACAAGCCTACATACATAGATAATTCAGAAAAATTCCCTGGGTCTCAAGGATATCAAAATACAGCATTACATTATATAGATGTCATGAATAACTACTTTAAAGATATTCCTAGAATTGATCAATATCAGCTTGTAGATTTAGGTGCTGGAAAAGGAAGAGTTATTTTACATACATTAGCTACAAATGATATATACAGAAACTATGTTGGTATAGAAATTGATCCTGAATTTTCTGATATATTCAAGAAAAACTTAGAAACTACTAATATAGCTATAAATAAACCTATTGAAGTGAAGTGCGGCGACATAAGAGACTTCGTCTGTACAAATTCACCAACTGTTTATTTCCTATTTAGACCATTTGAAAAAGAACAATGGCAAGAATTTATTGAAAAGAATATTAACGTATTAAGACCTGCAAAAGCATATTTTGTATTTTTACATAAATACGACTATTCATGGAAAGACTACTTTGATACAGAAATGCTATTTGAAGAAGATGGTCTTACTATATTTGCTACTTGATACCTACTATTTTATAGGCTTCTTCAAGAAATAAATTATATATGTGTGCAAAATAAGGCTTCTTTAGAGAGTCTACTGGGTGAGGAAGATCATCTGGTGAATGCTCAGGTCTAAACTCATCTAACCCTACAGCATCTTTAATCTGTTGCTGCGTAATAACTTTTTCTAGGTTATGCTCTTTGGCATACTCATTAATAGCTTCGCAAAATTCTTTATTCTGTTGTTGTCTTTCTTCATATGTATAAGATTCGTGAATCCCAGGCTTTTTAAGAAGCATCTCGGTAAATTGCGGGAGAGGCTCAATAAGCTGAATTTTAGAATTAGGAAAATAAGCTAGTAATTCATCAAGATACTTATACGCACACTCTTTAGCATTTAATTTAGCTGGTAAATGTTGTCGAATATCTACATATCCAAACCAGGCCTGTATAAGACCATCATCTTTGATATCTGTCCAAGGTCTTTGCAAATTTCGATCATTGACGTATAAATTACCAGTTTCTACACCTACAGAAATTAGATCTTGTTCTGCAAAATGCTTTGGCTCAAATATCCATGCATGGTATCCAGGCTTACCCCATATTTTGTAGTCAACTAAACATGTATCAGGATTCCAATGTTCTAGAACTCTTGCTGTATGACAATCTCCGATTAAATATACGTTATCCATAATTTTATTATAGCACTAACAAATATGCATAGTATAGACCAATAAAGATCCATACAACAGTAAGTAATATTCTATTACCCTTAGTTAGTTTCATGATCCATTTCTTTCTTTGGGTCCAGAGAATTTTTTAATTCCCCGCTTTTGTAGGGATACTCGGATTTGAACCGAGAGTCGTTTGTATATAAGACAAATGCTTTAACCAGATTAAGCTATATCCCCTAGGGACTAGCGTATTCGGTTTGAGCCCTTAACTATTTTTTCTATGCAATGTGTGCAAAAATTTTCCATGACACCTTTATGGTTCATTCTTTCTACATATTTTGGGTTTTCACAAAAATCACATTTCATATTTATATTATACTCTATATTTCAGTTGACTGCAATATTTTAATAATTTCAATATATTGTTTATGTAAATCAGCTACCTGAGCATTATGTTGGATCATATGCTCAATAATTTTTCTAGATTCATTTTTTTCTCTAGGAGCTCTATTTGGAAGATTTGCTTTTTTTAGTTCATCAAAAATTACATCTTCTACAGTATCATCAAGTTTTGATCTATCAAGTTCTATATTAAAATGATTTGCTACTTTTTCTGCAAAACCAACAGGGTTTAAAGTTACAAATTCAAAACTGCATAAAAGAAGATCTTCTGCGTCCTTATATTTTTGCAAGAACCAGTGATATTTATTGCAGTAAATTTCAATATATTTATCTAGTGAATCAGTGTCGTCGATGCTGCAAGTAACTTCACTCATATACTTGTCGTTTACAGTATCTAAATGTCTTTCTGCAGCAGATGCTATGCAATCATAGGGATTTCTCAGGATAAAAACTTTGTTCCCAGCTTTTTCTAATTCTTCTGGGTCATGTGGCGAATTTACATCAACATCGCACTTAAGTGCTTTTTGAAATAAGTGAGTTGCAAAAGTATTACCTGATCCTGCAGGTGCTGTTATTTTAATAGTTGTCATAATTATAGTATACTCTTCACTTGATCTTAGGTCTTAGGTCTTATATATATTATATATTTAATATTTATAATTTATTGATTTACTGACCCCCCGACCCCCCTATACGAAAGTATACTATTTCAATATTCTATGTCAAGGCATTCGAGAAACATTGCCAGAAAAATCAATTCCATAAAGCATCATTTCTGGATTAGATCCATTTTTAAATGTAATAGTTGGCATATATACCTTTTGTGTATTATCTGGTATATAGTCCGCATTGTCAGGTATGTCCGTTTTAAATTCTTTACAAGTGAACTCTGTATTGCAATCTACAAATATTGGAGTATTGCGATCTTGATACCAAGAAAATTTTGCTCCAGGATTTGCATGATGCCTAGCTATTTGAGAATAAAATTGATATAAACGTAATGTCGATTTATCTGTGTATGCATCATTTGGAGAATCATCTAAAAAAATAGTGTCAAAGCTTCCTAGGCCCTTTAAAACGTTTTGCCAAGCACCTTCTACAATTATGACCTTATGCTTTTGTTTTCCCGCCCATTCTAAGAGCTTCTGAAGCACCTCTGGGCTACTTTCAACAATGGTATGAGACTCTATATCATACTTCTGTATTTCAGTGGCTGAAAACCCCATTCCAAAGCCTATCTCCAAAACATGACCTTTAGGATTTAAATTTTTTATGATAGCTTCCATGTACGGCTTTTCCCACTCCATCATTACCTTAAAATTATTTTTATCAATTAAGATATCTTTACCGTATTGATCTTTGCCGTATTCCATATCTAAATTGTAGCATTTATATTTTAGTCAACTAGTATTTCAGATTTCTAAAAATGTTAATATATTTTTAATTTGTATGATACGTACTTTCTGTGAAATCGGACAAAACGGATAGTCCGCACATATTGAGCGTGATATTACTGGCAATGTGATGTGATTCACAAAGTATTTTGGCAAAATGTCCGATTTATCCGTGTTGTGAGTTGATATTTGTCAGTCCCCCCTGCTAAGCTTTATATATAAAGTTAAACAGAAAGGAGTTAGATATGACTAACTCAATGTATGAAAGAGCGAGAGGTTTCGCTACCGTTTCCGATTATCCAAGGGGTCTAATGAACCTCTGCGATTGTGGTCAGGTTGTCCTCGCACCTCGCACCTCACATGTAGAGTGTGAATGGTGTGATGAGCATGACGGCTATCGCACAGAGTGTGAGGCAACTCACACCGCATAGGTAGCGTGTCGCCTTGCAGATGTCAGACCTATCTGATACCTTTATCTTATTAACAAAACGAAAGAAAGAAGAAAAACTATGATGACAAAATGGGATACTATCCAAGAAGATGTAAAAGACCAATACGCTTACCTTGATGAGGTAGATGAGGTAGAAGAAGAAGATGAAGATGATGATGACATCTTCGGTTTTGGTAAGTCAATCGAGATTGACCATCTAACAGATGAGCAGGTCGATATGGTACTAGGTATGTTTGGAGATAAGTAATGATTAAAACAATCGCACTACTAATGACAGTATCAACAATTATATTCGTAATTGAACAAATAAAGGCAGGTAAGTAATGGGATATATCGAATTCGCAAGAATAGACAATGACGGCGTAGAGTGGGTGCCACTAGATAAGGCAACACCTAGCGAACTACTAGATTTTGAGATAGCATTATTTCAAGAGGGGGCTCTCTAATGAATATCGAACTAAATGGATATGGCTTCTGTGTAGATAGTCACTTCTTCTATATCGCTTTATCATGGGGCACAATAGTAACCGCCTCTCTAGTAACCGCCCTAGTAATCGCCTACAAGAAATGGAATAACCGTAAATGATCAGACTACTAACTAGCCTTGTACAAATAGCACTAATAGCGGTAGCGTCTATAGGCGTTACTTATATCTATCATGATATAAAAGAGATGTGGCGAGAATCACAATAGCTTAACGGCGTGTCGACTTGACACGCCCCCTCTGTTGTGGGGGGTTATCCACAGGTTACGATACTTATCCACAACGCCTGAAGTTGCGACACGCCCGAGATCCGTGTGATATTAAACACATTTGCCACGCTCCACATATTGAGATAAACACCCCTAGAATTAACAGAATGTCAGTCCCTTACGCTATAATATCCATATAACAACAACGAAAGGAAGCCAAATGAATCTAGATGAATTCAAGGCTCATGTCTTAGCGACACGCCAACAATCCAAATCCGAGGCTTTGTCAGTCCTCTCTGCTACAATTACCAAATCAACAACGAAAGAAGGTCGCTAATGTCAGCAAATGTTTATTCAATCGAAAGCCTACTTGTAGGCACTCAGTATTACTCACGCACTTTGCAGGGAGAAATCGTATCTGCAGAAAAGCACCCTGCACCAGTATGGTATGAAGGTGCAACCGCTTACCTTGTAGAAGTTCGCAAGCCTATGGGTGGCTACACATACCGAACAATAGCCGTGAAAGATGAGGAGTAAAAAAATGGGAAACCTTGGAATGGAATTAATTGAAATAATCGCAGTGCCTTGTGATGAATGTGGCGGAGCAGGTTTTGTTTTTTGGGGCAACGAAAATAATTTCGATGTCGAAACTTGCGAATGTGTTGCTGATGTAAATGATGAACTAACTCTAGATTGGGAAACTGAATAATGTATAAAGTAACTTGCCAATATGATTTCGAAGAATCTCCACACTGGACAAAAGAATATGAAGACGAATTCTATGCATGGAAAGATTTCTTTTCTTTTACCGATTGGGGAATGGCTAACGAATATTCAACCGTTAATATTTTTACACCATCATTAAAATGCTACACAAAAGTTTTTTATCGTACTGGAGAGGTCGTAACAAAATGACAATGACACGCAAACACTTTGAGGCTATTGCTGAAATCCTTAAATACAATTCTAATAAAACTCATCCCGCTGTTTTTTCTAAAATGGTTTTGGATTTTGCTGAATTATGCGCTAACGAGAATCCTAATTTTAATGTAAATAAATTCTACGAGGCGAGTAATTACAGTGTCCCAAAATTCTCTTCTCGATAAAGTAAAACGCATTCAGGAATTGCGCCGTAGCAATGCGGCGCAACCTGTTCGCAATAAAAAAAAATATACACGTAAGAGAAAGCATAAAAATAAAAATGACTGACTTGATCGGTGCATTGTTTGGAATTATATTAATATTTTTTCTTTTATCTCCAATTATTTTAGCTGCTTACATGTTAGCTAATTCAAAAATAGATATCGACGGAGACGGGAAAGAAGATTTACCAAACCGCTGGAATAAATAACAGCGTGTCGACTTGACAAAATCAAGTTGGCCCGCATATATATGGGGTTATCCACAGGCTTACGGTAGTTATCCACAGACCCTGAAAATGTGAGATTAAACACACAAATTAAATTGCGACACGCCGTGTTTAGATTATGAAATGTCGGTGCAACACGCTATAATACTCTCATACCAACAACGAAAGGCAACAAATGGCTAATCTAATGAAAGTTCCACACACAGTAACTTTTGAGGCAGTTATTGACCTCGATAAAGTGCCTGCTTCAATCATTAATCAGTTGATTAATCTTGACGAACAAGCACTCGTCTATATGTGCAAAGGCGCAACAGTTCATGCACTTGGGATGTCTAACACTCTCGAAGTTGCAAATGAAGGTAACTACTGGGCAGAATTAACAATTAAGGATGGTGAGTAATAATGGGATACACAACAGCTCTTTCTCTTGCAGAAGATTTATCTCTTGACGCAGGACTTGCATATCACTTGCAGGCTAATCATTACCCGCCAGTTCCAGTATCTATGGTGGATGCTTGCATCGAAGCAATAGATGCATACTATGAAGAAGATTTTGATCGTGAGATTAATCTTCCTGAAGGCGTATTGTGGCGTGGGCAAACCTCTTGCCCTGCACACGCTATCGTAGATGCTCATCACTTAGATGCGTGGCTACCTGAAGAATTGTGATTTTTATCACACGATAGGGGGTTGTCAAATGTCAGCCCCCTATGCTAAAATACAACCCTAAACAGAAAGGAAGCAAAATGACAGTAAATGGATACACTTACAAGGTTGGCGATTTATTCACCACCCTAAAGTCAAAAAAGACAGGAGTAATCAAGGAGATTATTCCTAACGCATCTGGCTCGGTGCGTGTGCTACTAGAAATGCCAACGAAGGAAACACGCTGGACAACAGTTTCAGCCAATTCTTTCGCTAACTAATTAGATGCGGAGGGGTTGTCATACCCCTCCGCTATAATACAACTACTCAACTAAACCAACCAACGAAAGAGGAAATAAATGAGCAGAGCAATCACAGTAAAGGTGGCAACACCAAAGGTAATCAAGGCACTAGAAACTCGCCTAGCACAACTAGAGAAGGATTACACTTCTCAATCAGCAAATGAAGCCAAGTATCAAAAAGCCCGTGAAAAGTGGCAGAAGGAAATTGGCAAGTGGGCTATTGACCATTTCTCAAAGGCTGAAAACATCAGAACAAACTATCGTTCTTGGAACAACACTCTCAATGTTGATTTTGACATCATCACAAAGGAAAGCGATTTTCCTACTGAACCTGAAAAGGATTTTGAGATTATTCATCAGCACACTTATCGTGAGATGAAAGAGGACATCACAAATGCTCTCACAATTCTCAAGATGACAGATGAGGAAACAGTAAATGCTTCTACAATGAAGCAAATTGCTAAGTATCTCTAAATAATCTAACGACCTGAGCAAGTCGCCAAACTGCTCACACCTTCGGGTGTCCCTACTAACAAAGGAAATACAATGAGTCGTTTTAGAGTTGAAATCTATGACGCAAATAAAATGAATGATGTAACAATCTATTCAGAGCAAGGTGTAGATAAAGAATATTTAACTGAATTAGTTTATTCAAATCTACGAAAGTTTAATGGTAAAGTTTCTGCTTATGTTTTTGATAACGTAAAGAAAAAGAAAACTACCGCAATGTTTCTTGATGAAGAAACAGTAAATAAATTCAATTCAAGGATCAAACAAAATACTGCAGCACAGTTGGGGTTGGCGTAAGCCAGCTCTAACTGCTGCGGGCAAGCCCGCACATGTGAGGGGTTATCCACAGGCTTACGATCATCTGTGGAAAACCCTGAAATTTTGTGAGATTGATCACGCTGGACAATTCGGACAAATGACTAACTAATCTAGACAATGTCAGTGGCACCTGTTATAATTTAACTAATCTAACGAAAGGTAAAAAATGGCTCATAATCTCGAAATCGAAAATGGCGAAGTTGCTTTCGCTCTACGTGGTGCACCAGCATGGCACAATCTTGCAAATCGCATCTTTGGTGCTGATGAGGAAGTTACAACTGCAACAATGCTTGAAGAAGCAAAGTTAGCAAATTGGAATGTTCGCTTATCTCCAATCGCTGAGCATATTCCAGATTCTTGGAATGATGTTTCTACTGCATCTCTTGTGTTGCGTGATAACCCATTCAATGGCGGAACTGATGTTCTTGCAACTGTTGGCAAGCGTTACAAGCCTGTGCAGAATGAAGAATTGTTTGCATTCGCTGATGCAATTCACGATGCAAATGCTGACTGTCGCTGGGAATCTGCTGGCTCTCTTAAGAAGGGCAAAGTGGTTTTTGGTACTGTTGATATTCCTCGCACAATGGTGTTAGACCCACAAGGTGCAAATGATGAGACAAAACTTTATCTTATTGTTTGGACTTCACACGATGGTTCTGTCGCTGTTCAAGCAGCGGTTACTCCTGTTCGTGTAGTATGTCAAAACACTTTGAATCTTGCAATGCGTCAAGCAAAGCAATCTTTCAAAATTCGTCACACGCAATCTGTTGAAGGTCGCATTCAAGTTGCTCGTGAGACTCTTGGTCTTGCTCTTGGATACTTTGATGAATTTGAAAAAGAGGCTCAGGGCTTGTTTAATCAAGCAATCACCGATGCTGAATTTTCAAAGTTGATTCAGACAATTTATCCAAAGCCTGAAAAAGATGCTAAGGGTGCAATCAAGAAATGGGAAAATAAAGTTGTCCTGCTTGATGACCTTTATCACAATTCACCAACTAATGCTAATATCAAAGGCACAAAGTGGGGTGCTTTCAATGCACTTACTGAACGTTTAGATTACTATCGTTCAGGACGTGGAAATTCTGAATCGCTAATGGCTGGCGCATCAGGATTTGACCCTGTTCTAACTGCTGAGAAAAACAAAATCAAGAAATTGGTTTCTGCTTTCTAATAAAAAAATCCTGAGCAAGATTTAAAACTGCTCACACGATTCCGTAGATCAATTGGTTAGATCGCTACCCTGTCACGGTAGAGGTTGCGGGTTCAAGTCCCGTCGGAATCGCCAGCGTGTCGAGTTGACAAAGCTTGATC